TCCGGTATGCAGTTCAGGAGGTGAAGACATTGAATTATAGCACGGTTCCCAACTGGCAGCTACTGAATTATTACCAGTATCAACATAGTCTTCCATTCCATTATCGCTAGTATAAATTACAGGAATACCCATAACTCCAGCCTCAACAGCAGGTATACAACAGGCTTCCCCTCTTGAGGGCATCACAAAACAATGAGCGTTTTTCAAAAGTCCAATATAGTCGATTCTATCTAGTCTATCTGCAACTATAACATCGCCACCATATCTCTTTCTAATTTTTAACCTATCCTTGATCTGGTTCGTATAATCATTAAGAATTTGGAACTGGTCTCCCCTGCTAACGTTTGGCATACTAGTTTTAATAACTAGCTTCACATTTTCTTTTGGATGAAATTCTGTATGAAAAGCCTTTAGTAAAGCCTCTATATTTTTTCGTTCGACACATTCCCCAACAAAGATAAAATTGAAGCTTTTTTGTAGCTCAAAAACCTCGGTCTTTCTATCTCCAATATCATATTCGTCCACATTAATACAATGAGGAACAATTTCGATTGGGATTTTTACCTTACTAAGTAATGAGGTCTCTTTACCCTTTTGATTTGGAACCCATGCTTCATCAAGTTGATTAATGAATTTAGGCCACATAGCTTGAGTAATATCTGTAGTCTCTGTTTCGTAAAGACAGATGTTTTTAAAATTACTGTTATAGCTAAATAGCGGAGGTAAAGTATGCTGAATAACGGTATCAGCCCCTCTTGAACTTTTAGACTCTAATTCAAGAATTCTTTCTGGAACCGTTACCGGCTGATTATTAAAGGTTATACATCTGGGAACAACGTCTATTCCAACCTTGTCCATAGCGAGAATATTATTGAGTGCAGCATTGCCCCAACCAGTCCCGTCTTTGTAGTTACCTATGTAGATTACTTTCATTATTTACCTGTTCCCATCTTGCTTGTTCTAGCTTATTGAATTGATCCCTACTGTGAGAAAGCTGTTCGTAGGCTTTATGCTTATCATAATCAACAAAATTATTTTTGTTATCCCTAACGTGACTTTCATTGAAGAAGTAAATTTCGTTTGTAGTACTCTTCAAGTGTCCTCGATAAGTCAAGTCTCTAACCAATTTTCTCCAGTGGAAACCATGAACCCAACTTGGCTTACGCAGTACCTTATCAAACAAATAAGTCGCCTGATCCTTTGGCGAGGTGATATTGCTCGGAACTGGTGGACCCGCATCTAAAATCTCTGGTGGGGATAGCCAAGTTGTACTCATATCTTCCGAGATAACAGGCTCATTCATGAAGAAATTCATCCACTTATTGGCTGTCCTATCCCAATTATAGTGCTTAAGGGCGAGTTCTCTTGATCTTTCTCCATATTTTTTCCTTTTTTCTGAAGACATGTTGTATATCTCTCTAAAAAGTCTAACTGCTTCAGCGTTATTAGGTAATGCCTTTTTCAAGCCAGTTTCCGATTCGTATGGCTTATGCAATACAGGAATCATAAAGGCTTCAATATTGTGTCCTACAGAACTCATTGCGGAATAGTCAACTGTCATGACTGGAATACCACAATACGCTGCTTCGACCTGAGGCATACCAAACCCTTCATTTGTCGCATATTGGATATAGCAATCAAAAAGGTTATAGATATGAGCTAGTTCTTCATCGTTTATTGGATTATGAGTGCCAATCAAACTTAGCTTAAAGTTTCCACACCCTCTACAGAAGTTGTTTACGTCGTGGAAGAAATTACACGTTAAATATCCACAATTAGTACACTTATACGTGAATAAAACCCTGTCAGTTAGCCCATATTCTATTAATAGCTTAGGAATATCCCATCCAAGGTCAGGATAATAAGTATGACAGTAAAGATAAGCGTTTTTGTTGTCCTTGCTTCTTGAGATAAAATCTTTGAATGTTCGGAAAAGTTCTGGATATAGCTTACGCTTTTGGTTACGCATTACCGTTCCAAAGATTACGCTATCGTCAATAACTCCAAACTTTTCTCTAGATTCAGGGATTGGCCTAAAAGAATCTGAGGCGGCGGGAGATGCAACATCAATGATTCTAATGTGATCACTTTGAGATTCGAGAACCTGTTTTCCATACTCCGAGTATGTAAACACCGCATCAGCATCAATATATGATTCAATCCACATTTCGTGCTGCGGTTCCGAATCAACCGTTGGCATTGGAACCCACTTATAGTAATCTCTAAAGGCCGACCTTGATTTCTGCTGATATTCATGCATCCACCAGTCTCGAATATCCATAACAAAATCAGGCTTCACTTTAATCAGGGCGGCATTAAAGTTGTATTCTCCAAACTCAAATGCATCGTAGGAATTATATTCCTCTAAAAGAACTGGATCAGTAGGCTTGTTGATAATTACATCCCAAGGAGTGTTATCGATAGCCTCTCTATCCTCATTTGCATCACAAAAACAAGCTAATTCAGCAACATAGAAAAGACCAGATTCATAGAATCTTCTTAAGATCTCTCGACTATATACTGAATAACCTGTTGATTTTGTTGTCGATTCTGTGACAAAGAGGATTCTTTTTTTTCTGTCCATAGTATTACCTCAAATAAAAAAGCCTACGAAGATACAGAATATCTCCGTAAGCTATCGTAAACTTTATGCCGTTTCAGCGGCAGCTCTCTTCTTCGCACCAAAGTAGAAGTTCTTGACTTTGAAGACGGTCTTTTTACGTGTTGTACCGTCATTCTTGTCTTCCCAAGTTTCAGGCTTTGCTCTAGACTCAACAATAAGTTGATCGCCCTTTTTTGCATAGGTAGAGAGCACATTGCCCATGTTACCCCAACAATCGAAATCGAAATAATCAACATCGATCTTATCTTCGCCATTAGATCTATAACGATCCTCAACAGCGAGACTAAACTTGGTGACACTACTTGTGCCAACATCACGACTTTCTGGATCTCCAGTAAGTCTTCCTACAAACGTACAATGATTCATAATTCATCATTCCTCTAAAAAAGTTACTATTTTTAGCCGACAGTCGGCTTTATCCTTGTTTTAATTCATCGATTATGAAAAGTTGCCTATTTTTAGAAACAGCACCTTTCACAATCACAACACTTCCTTCATAAAGAAAAGCCTTGTTTTTTCTATGGTATTGATCGGGAAAAAGAACGGCATTATCAAGTCTTCCGCTTGAGTCTTCAAGTTTTACGAATGCCATTAGTTGTCCGGGGTTTTTACCATTCTTTGTCTTAATCTCATTATAGCTCGAAACTGAAGCACATAAAATTAAATCTTTGTTAATTGGAGCATTTTCCAAAACTGTTCTACATTCGTACTGAGTATTGATTCCAACAATGTCAGAAATAGAATATGAAAGAGAAACACCAAAATAAATTTCTTCTTGCTCACAGATATACCTTATATCATCTTCGAGAGTTTGCATCGGGTTATCGAGAGATCTTTTAATCTCTGTAACCTTTTTCAATCTATTTGCCGTAGTTCTTCTATCGGTATTTATGAGTTTTCTTATATGATCACTCAGTGTCTGCATATTTATTTTTACCTTCACAACAGTCTCTATAAGGAGCGGGAATAGCGGAAGTCTTTATGGTTGGTTTTCCATTTTCGTCCAGATCCATATACTCTATATCCACCGATGGTTTACCGCAAGGACAAGGATCTATCCTTTTAGGGAGCATCTTCATAATCGGATACCCCTCCTGAACAGCAGTGCTTCTCTTACCAGAATGAGGCCAAGTTTGCCGTCTCATATCGTATTTTGTAATATCACCGTAATAATCGTGTTGTTTACTTCTCATCTTTTCTCCAAACTGTATGAGGGTTTCTTTCTAAATGATTAAAGATACCGCTTTCTTCTATATACTCATCCAATTTACTCATATTGAGTTTATGTCCGCTAACCTTAAACTCTCTATAGCATGGAACATGACCCTCTTTTAATTTTCGGTAATAATGTAAGGTCAAGCAGTTGTCATTACATAGTCTTTTTAGTTCTTCTTCAATTATGTAGTGTTCTGCTTCAGTTAGGTTCAAACACCCATAAAATTCACCATTCTTAAAATATGAGAATTTGGAAACATCTATTGGATCTCCAACAATGGCTTTTTCTGGTATTCTCTTGCCTCTAGGTATCGGTAGCTTCTCTCCCATTTTTTCCCTCAATAAATAGCTGGTGGTACATACTTAGGATAAACTAGGTGGTGGCACATCCTTAGGATAAACACATTGTGGATAATTATCTTCAAGCGTATGCTCAAAAGTATAATTAGGGTTCAAGGGGGTAGATCCGTCAGTTAATGTTGCAGTTGTGGGGAATATATCATAATTTTTATTCGGCTTATCCGTCATAATCACGCTATTGTAATAAGCTGGTGGCTTTTCAATTTCGTGAGTGAAAACCAAATCAAGCTGCTTTTTTACTTTTTCAACTTGATAGCTATCTAACATGACATAATCTCCATTTACGTCATTATTTCCCGTTATTTCAAAAAAACCCTGTAACCAATAACAAAAATCTCTAGGCGTCATACGTACATCCCCGTTTTAGCAAAAGCATTTTCAAAGTTAGTTTTGTTAGCAATATTTCTATGATATTTAAGAAACTTGATAAAGATGTTCGCCGTATCTTTAACGTCCTGCAATGCGTCGTGAGCCTTGTCGAAACTTTCTTCTGGAAAACCTAACCATCTACGATTATTATCCATTGAGATAGATTTAACATCAGGATTTGATTCAGTCCACATCCAAACGTTCTGCATTACATCTACACTCCTGATTTTATTGAATAGGTTAGGATTTCCATCCTCTCCAACCTGTTTACTTCTCACTCCAACAGAACTGAATTCTCCACGACACAATCTATCTATGATTGGAAGGTCGAATCCAACTATATTATAGCCAACAGGAATAGCAGCGTTAAAAGAATTACTAGTTTTATTGAATTTTTTTACCCATTTTACAAAATTATTCCAGACAATATCTAGTTCCGGTGCTTGATCTATTTGCTCTCTCGTTTTTCCTGTGACTTTTAGAGCACCATCTTCAAGTGGGTCAAGACCTAGTTCAATAGCTTTTTCATCATCAATAACGGCACGAATTTCACTGTTAAACTCTCCCCCAGACTTGATTTCAAGCGTTCTAGGGTCAAGCATTACAGCGGCAAGCTGCGTTGGTTGGGTCTTGTGCGGATTACGGCTCCCTGTTTCGAAATCGAAGACACAATATGGCGTAAAATTAAGTGGCATATTTATTCCTTTTCTCTTTCGTAAATTTCATTTAAAATCATCTCTATATCTTCTAGTTCACGATATATATTATCTATTTTTGACCTAATTGATCTAATATTACCTCTCGTGACAGTATCCTCAAGAACATTCTGTGTTGCTTCCTCACTTCCACACATTCTTAATTGTTCAATAGCCTCTGGAGATATCCATAGATCATTCGTTTTTGGATCATTATTTAAAAACATGGTTTCAAAATGACCATTGGGACACTTGAATTCTTCGGTGATTTTTTCTTCACATTGAATGCACCATTTATTCAAAACTCTACCTCCGCAGCCGCATCCAAGATATCACTCTCATAAGGAGCGTGACAATACAGTTCAAGCTCTTTTTCCTTTGCCTTACGAATCATGTCGGCACTATCATTAGACCCTGTATCAATAGCGATACAAGCTTCGGCGTACATAGTCATTTTTTCGTTACGAATAGGTCCAGCTTTAGCATTGTACTTACCATAAGCATTCTCTTTAACAATAGCTTCTGGATGATCAATATCCTTCCATTCAGCTTTGAACTTTACGCACTTAACTCCGTTCTCTCTAGCCCATCTTTCACCGAGAGCATCAGCACCTTTGGCAGCACCGATAACTACTTCCGTAATTTCTATGCCACTTTTTTCTATTGCTAAACACAACTCCTCATAATCAGTAAAATCACGAGGTCCACAAATAATCGTTTTCATTCTATTTATCCTTCCTATCGTATTTCCTGCACTCATCTATAAAAAACCTTACTGCCTTATTCAAATCATTGAACAAAACATCTCCTTCATACATCTTTGTTTCCTTATTGTATTTGGAGCCAGATAAATTTACCTGATATGGCTTATTCGTCTTAAATGGATACCTGAGTACTTTCGAAAGATCACAGATAGTGTTACCTCTGTATTCGACAGCTCCACCAAACATTACAATTCCCTTTATATTCTCAAACTTCATAATTATCCACCATCCAGACTACCTCATTTTTGTTTAGGCTTTTCAAAGTTTCATATTCATAGAGCATTCTATTTCTGCTCACATTACTATTTTTCCCTAATAGCGATCCTGTGCATATCAAAGGAACACTAGCTCTCTTGTTGAGGCCAGAAAGAATCAACATGAGAATTTCGATCCAAGTAAAATCCTCTACCTTCTTACCTAATTTTAGCTCGGCTTCATCGATTTTTCGAAAAAAATCATCACAATCTTTATCTCCGACGCTTTTTATTCTAGAAAGACCGTAGAAAATAGAGTTCTTTTCTTCATCATAATGAAAATCACGGTAGAGATTAGAAAGATTTGGGGGATTAATATCAATTGAGAATGTTCTACAATCCATAACAAGATCGCGAACCTCATCTTTCCACATTGGTTTTTTGTGTGCATGGTTCAGATATTTCTCAAAAAATATAGGAGTATCGTGAACCTTACAATAGGCCGACCAATAAGCATTTACAGCATAAACCACACTATGGCTAGCGTTGAACGAATATCTGTTTGCCTTTTCGATATTATCAAAAATATCCATAGCGATTTTAGCGTCTACAAGTCCAACCTCTTCACAACCATCAATGAATTTTTGCTTTAGCTCTTTCATAAGCTTTGCATTTTTCTTACCAATAGCTTTTCTCAAGTCATCAGAAAGTTCTTCGGAAAATCCCGCAAGCTTAGTTGCGATTTTCATCGCCTGTTCTTGATATACAATAATCCCATAAGTATCTTTTAGGATAGGTTCAAGAGAAGGGTGAAGATAATCAAAACTAGCACCAAATTTACGATCAACGTAGTGCTGTGTCATACTCTTACCTTCGAGAGAAGCACCTAACGCCCCCGGTCTTAATAAAGCAGAGAGGTCTGACAATTCCTTGATACTTCTAGGTTTAACTTTTGCTGACCAAGTTTGACCAGTATCTGAGTCTAATTGAAATACTCCCTTAGTTCTTCCTTCACACATCAGATCCCAAACCTCTTCATCATCAAAATTATTCAACTCAGAAAGTGTTTTAATCTTTTTGCTCTTGTTTACGATCCCCAAGATTTTACTGAGAATATCTACCCCAAGAATATCGAGTTTAAGTCCACCCATATACTCGACTTCTTTCATAGTGATCGTACTTACAATATCGCCGTCATCATCAATACGAACTGGCATAAAGTTCTTAATTGGATCTGGAGAAATAACAACAGCAGCAGCATGTTTTCCGTGCTGTCTATAGATTCCTTCAATTTCTACAGCAAGCTTGAATACTTCCGCATAATCACCAACATAATGAAATTCACCGTCATCATTAGATACTACTCGACAATATTTGTCCATTATTTTTGGACGATGTTTTAGAGTCCATAGTAGCAGAGAAGTCTCTTCTACATCTTCCATCTGGTCTTCGACCTTTGCCTTTTCTGGCATCATCTTAGTGATTTCCTTAATCTCACCAAATGGAAGATCGGTTTTTTGCTTGAACGCAATCTCTAGAGCAGAACGAGCCTGAAATGTACCAAACGTTCCAATATGACACACATTCTCATTACCATACCTCTGTTTAATATATTCTAGAACATCTGCTCTGTTTTCAGACGGAATATCCACATCAATATCTGGAAGCTCAACTCTCGTAGCGGTGTTTCTTGATTTATTATAGAAACGACCGAACAGAAGGTTGTATTCGATAGGATCTGTTTGAGTGACCCCAATTAGATACGAGACAAGGCAACCGGCAGCACTCCCTCTCCCCGGTCCCGGCAACCACCCTTGATCGCGAACGTAATTCACAATGTCCCACACGATGAGAAAATATGAAGAAAGTCCAGCACCTTGCAGTACCTCAAGTTCATATTTTACTCTATCGGCGTACTCCTTTTCCTTTTCGGGAGTATCTATCTTGTCTGTACCCTTTAGCTTTTCACGCCAACCGTCTCTACAAAGCTGTCTTAGAAACTCGTCTGGGGAAAGATTGTTTGGGCAAGAAAAAGAGGGGAGGATAGGTCTAGACGCCAATCCATAATCCTCAACGCTATCTGCAAGTTCTTTTGCTCTTAGGTACTCTTCATTAGTTTCATATTCGGAAACAAAATCAGATTCACTAAGAATTTTCCTTTTCTCTTCAGGGGTTGTTTCTTTATTAGAGTTTACAAGTAGCTCTAGTTCCGCATAGTCTCCATCAAAGTAGTTTGCGGTCTTATCAGAAAAAAGACGAAGGTTTTTATTGAGTTGAAGATCAGCAATCTCTGACTCAGAGACGGTTTCTCCAAGTCCCATCTTGGAACAGACAGAGATGAGAGTATTCAGTCCATCTCTATTAAGAGCATAAAATGGAAGTCCGTCGAGTTCCACTCCAATTACCGGCTTGACTTCTTCATCCTTACACGCCTTGTAGAAGTCTACCATCCCCGATATCGTATTTTTATCGCAGATCCCAACAAACTTCCACTCTTTTTCTTTTGCTAATTTTGCAAGCTGTTTAGGCTTAATAAAAGAAGAGTGTAACGAATTGTGAGTGTAGTTTCTTAGCATTATCTTTAACTCCCCGGTGCATGATAGTAAGAGATATCGAAGTCATCTCTTTTAAGACTCTTCATTGTTTCATCAAGTCCCACATATTTAACACTTGCCTCAACAAAATCACAGATTCTAGTGTTTGTTCCGGGCCAATTTTCCTTACCGTACCTACACATAAAACACTTATTTTTCTCGGGTTTCCCGTCTGCCATTATCTTGTTTGAATACTTCACGCAACTTGGAAGATCATTCTCCAAAACCTGAGTATACTTCTTTTTCAGTTTTTCCATGAAAATTTCTTCATGTTCGTCATCAAAGCAGAAACTAAAAGCACCACCATCCCGAATAAAATATATCGTCATGATAATGTTATATTCAGGATACATTTTTCTAAGAGCATAATAATAAAGAAGTAGTTGAGGATCTTGATCGAGATATTCGTAATCTTTCTCCTCTCCAGTCGCCCAATTCTTTCTAGCTCCAGTTTTGTAATCTATCACTTGTAAAGTGTTCTCGTCTTCTTTAACAACTAGATCGATTGTGCCTTTTAGACTCAGATATCCAGTCATCTTAGTTCCGTCTGGTAAGACCTGATCTAATTTTGCCCAATCCTCTTTAATTTCAATATCAAAGTGTTGTTCTGGCTTGAAAATTTCTTGATTACGAGGATCATAGCGACCATCTTTAAACGTTAAAGCTTCATTAAGCCACTCTACACAAAATTTCCAGTCTGCATTTGTATAATCTTTCTCACATTTAGAAGTGTAGTATTCGTAACACTCTTCCAACATTCTATCTACAAATTCTTGAGTTCTTAATTCTGACTTGTTGATTTTGATTTCACCAACAGCATCATCATCTAAGATCAATTTTCTCTTTTTTGGATTTTCCTGCTCGTAGAGTTTGAGTCCCGCCAAAATTTCCATAACCTTATGAATTACGGTTCCTTTGTTTGCGGCTTTCCCAGATCCTCCATGAATCCCAAGATTGTAAGATATGAAATATTGCATTTCGCACATATCATATCCGTTCATGCTCGAACTTCTAAAGTAATTAGCATACATTAAATATTTTTTCCCTCTTTAGCTGGATTGATTTTCATTGTGGCAGAACTTCTTTTCTGTGCCAAGTCTTTTATAGCTATAAAAAAATCCCCTTTTGGGACAAAGGTCTGAATCCATCCCCAATCCTTGAGGATTTTAACAGCTTCATCGCACATCTCTCTAATGTTCATATCCTGATTATCAATCACAGCATCGCATTTTTCAAGATCGAATGAATTTTCGGACTTGTGTTTATCGTCAAATGGATTTCTAGTTAGACCAATTATTTTGCCATTATTTTCTTGTACGGCATCTATTTCATTATTGAAACGACAGTCAGAAATAACAGCAACTCCAGAATTCTCTGTAAGGATATCCTTCATGCAACGATTGACCCATATCGACTCATACATTTTCCTCATAATATCGCTACCGAAGAATTGTAGAAATTCGCGAATGGTCATTGGTCCGGGTTCGTGATACGACAAACACTCATCTAAAAGCATACCGCTCGTTTCCTGTACAGCACGATCATTGTAGACATTATCAGTACATACTCCCGGCATGTTTTCCCAACGAAGATGCTCCATTACTGTTTTTTTGTCTTTATCAGTACCATATACAAGATTGCGAGGACACTCAAATAAATCGATAGCGATTTCTTTTAGTGACTCAGCAAAGCTATAATTCTTAATAAAAGGCCACATTGAATCAGCAGCCCATCTTGCAAAACGGAAATCATTAGTTTGATCAACCGTTAACTTTACTGTTGCAAGCTGTTCCTTACCATCAATTATAGTTGGTAGACCTTCTACAATCAACTCCCCCTCTTCGTCAATTGCGAAGTTTGTAATAATACCATTCCACTGTAATTGTAAACCATGCAGAAAATTAGAGAGGGTATTTTTACCCGCTTGTTTTTTTCCTGCAATACCTAAAATTTTCTGTTCCATTATTTTTCCTCTTTTAATAACATTGCTTCTTTGAACGTCTTGGGGAGTTTATCTAATATATGCTCCTGAAACTCCTCTTTTGTTAGATCGGCTACATCTGCCTTCTCTTCTTGTGTTTTATAAAATCTCTGAATGTCTCTCATCAGTGACTTCGGAATAACTGGTCGATGGATATTGTATCTCCTGCCACATTTCTTGGCGATTTTTTCTGCTGCCTTTTCTCCAGCATCATCAAAATCTGTGAGTATGACCATATTTTGAATCATGGTTTTCTCCAAGACCAATAGTTGACTTTCAGAGAGGTCACACCCCATCAGCCCAATGCAATTTTCAGCACCGGATTCGTAACAACGCCAAACATCGCCTTGTCCTTCAACTACGAACACAGTCATTATAGTCTCAATTAGCGACTTTGATTGATTAAATCCATAAAAAAGTGAAGAAAAGACACCTTTTGAGGTAGAATTCTTCCATTTCGGGTATTCATTATTCTCATAAATCTTTCTTCCAGTGCAGCCAGCATATCTTCCGTCTTCGGTGTAAACTGGAACCACTGCCCTAAAAGCCATTGGCTTATCCTTGTCCATACAGTCGCCAACATCAAATTTATATAGAGTTTCAGGTTCATAGTATGTCCGTCTCTTTAATATATTTGGATTGGTGAGTTTTCCAGTGTAATACTGAGATGGAATATCCAGCTTATTGATAATCGTTTCTCTTGAAATATTTGGTAATTCCAGTTCCTTATTTTTCTTTTCAAAAACATCAAAAAGGTTAGATTTGTTATTATTGTACTTTTTCGAAGACACGGAAAAATCTATATCTCCAACCAAACTTTTTGCACAGTTGATCACCTGTGGAAAAGCGATTTCTTCATCATTCAGGCAACTTAATATCCCTTGAATAAATCCGAAAATATTATTGCCGTAGTCGTCATGACATCCACGAGTCCAACATACCCAATTCCCCTTAGCGGAATCTCCATCGGTAAAAATACACGCTCCAGTTGGATTATCTCCATTATGGACCGGACAGGGAAACACTAGTCTGTTGTGTTCCTCAGTGTATTCTATATGGAATTTATCTAGAATCTTCTTAGGATCTTCATTAAGAGATTCAGCTATCTTGAATATCTGTTCCTGAGCTATCATTCTCAAATCCCTCGGAGTTCTTTAAGTAAAAATCTCTTGTTTCCAACTCTTTTACAGTAGCAATATTAAACTTGTAATTGAAGTTTATGTAATCGCTTCCTTCTAGTCCAGCACCGTGTCTAGCGACAATGGGAACCAATTTCCTATTTCCTCTATCGGGACCATCATTCGCTACTTCTTCCTCACTCTTTTCCTTTAATATACTGAAACTGGTACAAGTTTTGAGAATACCATCGCTTCCAGCAACAACATCTGTAGATTCTCTTGTAATACCATCTCTATTCAATTGAATAAAAGATACGATTGGAACATCATATTTAACAGCAAAGTTGTGAAGGTCCATCATACTAAAGGCTAGTAACTGGTATTCCTTCATGCTATCATTGATTTCGCCATGATCGGTTACTTTGAAATAGTCATATATGATTACACAATCATTAACTCGACCTGTTTCATCGAATCCAACATCACGATAAATAAAGTTTCTAATGATACCTAGAATTGTGGCAAACTTTGTTCCAGAAACGTTAACGTATTTGTAGTTCATTTCTTTGAATTTTTTAGCTGCCTCTCTGACTCTTCTTGTTTCTTCTGGGTCTTTAATATACTTTCCGGTTGATATCTTCTCAATATCTACACCGCTAAGACAAGAAATCATTCTGTCATTATGATCATCTTTCCCCATCTCAGTATCGACGATAAGAGTAGGAATGTCGCGAGAAGCTATATTCATGCATAGAGCATCAGCAGTAAAACTTTTACCGACCTTCATTCTCGCTCCGATAAGATCAACACATTTCCTTCTGAGTCCACCACCAATTGCCTTATCAAACCACTTCCATCCGGTGGAGATACCAATCATATCTACCGGATTAGCTTCTTTTTCGGCAAGGTATTCATCGATACTATCTGCGGGACGGATAGCCTTATTATCAGATTCTTTATATATTTGCGAAGTAAAATCAAGAACTGGAGTCTCAATCAAATTAATGATATCGAGAATTGGCTCGCTACCGCTAACGTCAGATAAAGCCTGCTTAATTCTATCTGCTAAAACAGCACCCTTATTCGCAAAGAGTAGCTTTGTTAGTTTAGATGCTTGAACTTCTGCATTTGCACGAGTGATTGGCATAGAAAAAAGAGATCGGATAAAACCAATCTCTTCATCATTTGCAATCTCTTCATAAAAGCCAAGTTCTGTTGCAGTAGATAATATAGACGTTAAATCAATCTCTTCTGAATTTTGAAAAATCTTATCAAAACATTTGAATAGCCTTTGGTTATTAACGTCATAAAAGGCTTGTGGTTCTATATAATCTATCTCATAGAAGAAATCTACCCCGTACTGGCATAGTCCAGCCAATACTGCATTTTCTGCTGCTGTGTTTTTCAACTCTGTCATTTTCACCCCAAACAATCATTACACTTCGTTCCGTAATCTTCACCAATATAAAGTTCCTGAGGAATCTCAAAAGGACTTCCACAATCGGTACATTTTACTCTAATATTTTTTGCCTTCGGTTTTTTAATCGGCTTGCTTTCAGCTTTATGCTTTTGATGATCCTCGTCCCTTCCTATAGAATTATAGTCTTTAGGATTGAACATATTTGGTCTATTTTCAGAAATTACCGATCTTGATTCCCTTGTTCTGATGGGGTCGTTGAAATCATTTGCGTAATAATCGGTATCGACTTCATCAGTTTCGACTCTCATTTCATGATAGACTTTTTTATCAACAAGAAGATCTTCCAGAATTGATAATAGGTCATCATCCGGTTCTCCACCATCTTCAGGAATTAGCTTAAAAATCTTATTGCAGATTTTGCTAGCCTGTTCTCTTGACTCTTCCGGCACTAGCGAGATTCCGATATCAATGAATTCATTATCGCCTAGTTTACACCCTTTTTTTATCAAATTAAGTATCTTCTCTTTCATGATTTATTTCTTCCTATTTGTTCTAATGTATTTGCCATTTTCTCTATCGGATAAATTGTTTTCTCAATACTTTTTACCCTACTCAAAGAATTTGTCTTGAGCTTGAAAATTTCCTTAGCAAGTGGATTTTCTTTAACCGCAGAATAAAACTTCTGCTCCCATTTAGTATATCCATCGCCATAGTCATTAATTTTATCACTAACTATGTAGTAGATGCTCTCGTTTGCCCAATCCAAAATAGACTGCTCTTTCCCTAGTATACCATAGAGATATTGAACGTACCTATGGAGAAAATATGCGGCATAATTAACTTCGTTAGAGTTCATGCTACGAATTTTATCGTAAGGCATATTCATGTATCTCTTAACTTCGTCTTTATTTTTATCGTTGAAGTCACAGTTGTATACATTGTTTAGGTCTTTCCACTCTTGTATCTTTAAGAGGAATTCCTTGACCGTTTCGTTGTCAGTATAGTCTTCATATTTAATGTTCGGATCTATTATCAAAATTTTCCTCTCCAATCTTCCTCATCTTCATTGTAGGCAAACTCAATAAAGGTTATTCCATTATTTTCGCACCATTCCTTTTTTTTCTTATCTCTAGCCTGTGCTAAAAGAAAATCCTTTTTGGAATCGAAGAAATGAGAATTAAATTTGAAATGTTGTTCCCCATGTGCTTCTACTACAATTCTCTCTACCGGCAAAAAGAAGTCTGCCGTTAAGCATTTTATTCTACCAGTTTTTGATCCGGGTAAAGTAACCTCTTGGAGAATATTTGAGTATGGAAAAATTTCCCTTAAAAAGTCGTAAGCTTTTTCATGTAACTTGGACCTCTTTGAAACTGAGGATTGCTTGCTTGATGGAGTAAAAGAATATTCACGACCGTCAAATCCTACAACCTTCATACTAATTCCTTAATTTGAGATTTTATGTTCTCTATGTAGTCTGGGTTTTCATCAATCCAGTCGAGAAAATTGGAGAGACCTTGAATCTTCTCCCCTTCTTCGCCAAATGGTTTGTACCAACTCCCAGAAATATCTATTATACCAAAATCTGCGGCAATGTCAATAGCTTCTTTGGTTTCATCCATTCCAATTCCATATCTCAGCCAATTATCGGTCTTTTTAATGGTAGATGCCATCGATGACTTATCTATTGACCAGTGAATTTGTTGTCCGATATGGTCTGGATCTGAATCGCTCTTTTTCCATCTGGTAATATAATCTGCCTTGAGAATAGTATCGGCAGCGTACCTGATCTTTTTACCGCAATCTGGTATCTTCCTACCTCTACCATTTGGACTGGTATCGGTAATCAAGTGGGTAATAATAATCAATGTGATATTGTTATCTGGAATTATTTGACAAAACTTCTTGCACCATAAAGCCAGTAATCGCGGAAGAGAATTTCGAGTTGCCTTAATATCCTCATCCAACTCCCCTTGAGGAATAAGCGTTGAACTGGAATCCAAGATTACCATAGCCCCCTTATTGGCAGGATCACCCATAATTGATATACTGGAATCCAAAAAAACTTCTGCTGGAATAATTTTGCCTTCAGGATCTTTTTGAATAACCTTTAGCTTGTCTGGGATAAGACCCTTGATTCCCGAAAAATGCTTCTCATCAAGTCTAGCTTCCGAATTAAAGTAAAATACTGGTCTACCAGTAGTTCCATCGGACTGAATAAAAGTTTCATCATTCTGATGCTTCGCTGCCATGTGTAAAGCGAGGGTCGTCTTTCCGCATCCCTCATCTCCACTAATAATAGTAACGGTTCCTTCTTTTATTCCACCTCCAAGTGCCATATCTAACGATGGAGTGATACTAAGTAACTTATGATTTCTTCTCGTCTCTAATACGTCTAGTCCAGAATAAATTATCTTACCATATTCCTTTTTATACTTATCATCCAACACCTTCAAGTAAGCAGGTAGTGGTATACTCTTTGACTTCTTTTTCGCCATTTATTTTAGCCTCGAAAAAACTGATTTATTTTTCCTCTTTACGTTGCTAGCGTCTGTCTCTGCCTCTTTTGGTTTTTCAACCTTTTCTAAACTCTTTTTTTCTTGCTCAATCTCTTTATCGACAAACCACTTATGCTTTTTCAATTTATCAGGAAGAGTCTTAATCCCTAAAGACGGAATCCATTTGTTCTTCTTAATATAGGATATTACAGTTCTCTCGCCAAACTTTTTTATTAAACGATTAGCACAAACGACTTGCCAACTATAGGTTTTTTTCCACTTTTTTGTGTTCCAAAACTTATGAGCAAGTGACCCCTCGTTATTCTTTTCTGCCATCCTAAAGCACATAGTTTCAGCCAGCCATTGTGCTGCGGTACAGTATTCTCCAGACGAGGGGGATTTATATTTAGATTTTTCAGATCGCTCTTTAGCCATTAAGGAGTTCTTTCACTTTCTCTTTCTTTTTGCTTCCAACTTTGAAAAGCATTTCACTAACGTTTTCCTCAGTAGGAATCCTTTTCTGCTCGAAATCTTCAAATTGATTATGGGGCCAAGAATATTTGACAACATCTATCTCATTTCCTTCTTCGTTCAAAACCCCTACTAATAGGTTTTGGAAAGCTTGAGAATGTCCAGTTTCCATATCTTGACTTCTTGAAAATCCTCTCTTTACAAATATTCCGTCTGCCCCATCTGGATCTTCAAATAAAACATCCTCAGGAGCACCCATGCAAATCACTTGAACCTTTGTAACTGATAGATTTTTTTCGTTACAATATTCTCTCAAGCGATTCCAAGGCTTTTTATCCTCAGGTTCTTCTCCATTGACACTATACCTATCAGGATCTCCCCAAACAATTGTTCCATCAGTAAGAGTTATCTTCCAAGTCATCTTTGTACTTCTGATTAACTCTCTGATATACTCGTCCTTTTCGACACATACGTTCATTGATCTTTCCTTATTTTTTGTACGTTAGCAGCATATTTTCCCATTTTAGGTTTAGAAGATCTTTTCTTATTAATCTCATCGGTGTACTGCGATGCCATAGGAGTTCCAACAGTCGCTCCCTTCTGAGAAGGATAAATCTGTTGCATATGATCTCTTTTGATCTTTTCCATTTCTTGATTTACCTGCGAAACTTCTTCAACTTCATCCTCAGAAGAAACTACAAGTCCAAGATCTTTGAGTTCTTGATAATACTTAAGTAGGATATCTTCTGTACGATCCATATCCTCTGCCAACGCTGAAGCCTGATCTTCGAAATCTTCGGAAGATTTAACAGTGTCTAATACCTGCTGTTTCTCTTCAATTGATAATGCACCTCTTTTAGCCATATTCATCTCCTCTGGTTAATATCTTCTCTTTTTGCTTTAATTAAATAGATATCTTTTCTTGTTTTAAGATATTCAAAATACAAATCAAACACTTCCTTATCTACCTTTTTGTAAGGATATAGTTGAATTGTTGACTTGGTAATTTGTCTGACCCCGTAGGGATCATAGATATCTCCTTCACTTTTTCTCAAATAAAATGTATACTTTTCTTCTCCATCCTTTTTAACTGCTGACAATTTAGCTACAGCAGTAAAATCGTCATCAACGATCTCTCTGTTTTTATTATAGTAAAAAACGGCAGACTCTTCATCAGGACGGAAAGATTTTGCCTTTTCTGACACAGATTCACTCATTTAGTTTCTCCAATTTTTCTTTTAGGTTCTCAATACACTTTTTCTGGTTGAATCCCTCAACTTTCATGGAAGCTTTTGTTGTGATTCCATGTTCCCTCATCTCGTCCATTGTCATTATAGTAGGATGAAGAGATCCATCAGAAAGTTTTTGGTGTATTTTGATGTCAAACGTAATAATTGCACAATGCGGTGCGGTTGTATCTGTCATTTTCGTACTCCTTAGTACACATTTAAAATAGGTTTAGCAAGTAAAAAAGGGGGAATTTTAGAAATCACCCATAAAATCGTACCTCATATCCCAAGAAACGCAACATTTTGTGCATGTAAGTACTTGATAGGGTGTTCCTCCTAATTTTATTCCTTTATCTGCTGTAATATGCTTTGTATCGTTACAATGGGGGCAAATAGGTAGTTGAGTAGATAAACAACTAGGAGGGAGATTAAGGTAATTTTCCTTCATGGATATACGTTTCCTTCTGTTTTGGGGTAAGGCTTGCTAATTTATATTGATGCCTCATTTCCTCTCTCGCTTGATTCTTAGCGGCACTTCCATCAGCAATCATTCTATCTTCTTTTTCATATCTACCCATTTTTTTCGTATTAGCGTCTGCAAGAGCACCGATAGTCGATGGATCTCCCTTTACTGAATTAGCAGATAAAAGCAACGTCGCTTTTTTGTCACATTCAGGACACTTGACTTTATTTCTCTCATTTATTTTGGCGAGTTCTTCAAAGTCTCCACAATTCTCGCATCTGTAATCATAAAAAGGCATCAGGATATTTCTCCTTTACAACTTTATCTTCAATATTCATTACAATCTCCACAAAAAAAACCCGCCCTTAGAAAGAACGGGTTCGTATACATTATAGTCGGCTCGTAAACCTTTTTCAAAGAAAATCGATAATTTTCCCCACAATACCGCTTCTCACGATATCTTCCCTTGTTAATTCAACGTGAGAGACGCCCTCTACGTGATTTATTCTACCGATAGCCTTCTCAAGACCACTGTCTTCTTTTATTAAATCGACTTGGGTAGTGTCGCCACTCAAAACAGCAACTGAGTTCATCCCGATCCTAGTCAAGAAGTTTTTGATCTGACCATATTCTGCATTTTGTGCTTCATCTAGAATCATGAAAGTATTATGATAGTTTCGGCCTCTCATTGTTTCAAGTGGACATATCTTAATAATTCCTCGATCTTGAAAATCCCTTAATTGATTAAACGTTAGATACAATCCAAGTTCTTCTAAAATAGGTTCAAGATAAGGGTGAATTTTTTGCTTTTCGTCTCCGGGTAAAAAACCAAGTTTTCTACCACACTCCACAATCGGTCTCGTGATAAGTATCCTTGATATATTTATTTCAGGATCTAAAAGATATTCACATGCGGTTCCTGCGGATATCGTTGTCTTTCCGGTTCCTGCTGGTCCAGTACAAAACACAATTTCTGAACTATCGATAGCATCTATAAAATCTTCCTGCCCTTTTGTTTTTGCTGTTACTTTTCCTCTACTTGGTTTTTCGTCTGACTTTCTATACTTCTTATTTTTACGATTTGTCATTAATATGTACCACTTTGGATTAAATTGAGAACTGAAGAATTTACATAAGGAACAAAATCATGTCTCCTATTTGAGAACGTCATTGAAAACTCCGATCTTCCATCAGGAGCA